GATCGGCCTTGCCGCCGCTCTTAGCGCCTTGTCGCCGAGGCGGCTTGCGATTTGCGGCCCGAGTTCCTTTAGCGCCTGCTCGAGTTCCTTGGCCCCGCTGATCTCGAACGTCACCTTGCCGACCACTTTGGCCTCCGAAGGCCGCGAGGAACTTGGCCTTCACTACTTTTGGATCGAGCTTGTTCTGCCTCTGCCCGAATCTCGGCATGAAGTCCTCGGGGCGGAACGGCTCGGGCTTTTTTTTCGTGTCCCGGTTCACGTTGGCGATCAGCGACGCCACGATGCCGGTGCGCAAGAACGCCGCCTCCGCTCCCCAGGGCTCGAGCGCATAGAATGCCGACCACTCAGCCAGCTCTTGCGCTGTGAGGCTATCGAGCAATTCCTCGACGGTGCGCCCCAAGGCCAGAGCTAGGCGGAACAGGAACCGCCGCTGAGGGTCGTTTAAGAGTTTCCCGCGTCAGTCCCATAGCCGCAGAGGCGAAGCGCCACGGTGGCAAGGCGCTGAATGACGGCACCCGACCAGTCGAGCAGCGCGGGCCAGTCGTCGTCGGCGAAGACGCGGCTACCGTCGGCGTCGATGATGCAGCGCACCAGCAGCCGAGCGGCGAAAGAGTCCTCATCCTTGTCGCCCATGGACTTCTGGAACGCGATCAGGTCGCGCCCGGTCATGCCACGAAGCCTCACCGTGCCCTCTGGCAGCTCGACAGTCTCGGTCGGACACTTGGCTGCCGCGAGCAGCCCTTCCCGGTTTAGGGTCATGAGAACAGGACCGGGCCACTTGGCTTCAGCGTCAAGCGCAAGGGATAGACGTTGTCGATCGGCGCGCCGATCGACCAGCTCATCACCAAGGCGGCGAAGGTGATCTCCGTCGCTGGGCTGTCGGTGAGCTCGATCTTGAAGTTGCGCTCGGTTCCGTTGTCGAGATCGTCGCGAAGACCAGCGTGTTGCGCGTCACTCGGATCGTACCAGGCCTCGACGTTGATTTCCTGGCCATCTTTCAGCGCCATTTTGTATTCCCGCGAGGTTGAGCCCAAATGGGTCACGTCGATGAGGCTCCGCGAGGCGCCGACCGGATCGATGCTCGTCACCTGCGGGATCTCGGTGAAGCTTTCCGGGGCGCCGCCATCACCGCGATAGAGCTTGGTGCCCTGGGTTTCGAAGGTGTCGGCCACGGCTTAGGCCTCCTCATGGCTGATGATGTAGTCCTGCAACTTGCGGTGCATTCTCGCCTCCTCCTCGAAGACCTCGAACTCGTTGTCCAAGACCACCGAGGCGACGTTTAGATCGCCCATCGGGCCGGCATAGCCGTCGAGCGCGGCTCGGACCGCGTCTGCGACCGCGTCCATCGTTTCGTGCGTATCGGCCCAGCTGTTGATGCTTATGCGGGGTCGCGCCCTTCCCGCCGGTCCCTCAAGGATACGCAGCCGAACCCCCGACGCTTGCGCGTAGGTGATCGCGGGATAAGTGGGCTTCTGCGGCAAGATTTGCGGATAGATGCGCGCGCCGACCAGCGCCACGATCGAAGGCCGGGCGAGCAGGAAGGCCCGCAGCGCTTGGGAGATCGTCATGCGTCATTGCTGCCCTGAAGGGGCAGGCCTGGCGTAGAGGTCGAGACCCTCTCGCCGGCCAAACTCCCGGACTTCCTGGATGTCGAACAGCTCGTCGCCGTGCTTGATGCGGTGCAGCACCGTCACGTCGGGGCGCCAGCGAATGCGGAACAGTATGCGGCGGTCTTCGAGCGTCTGCTGCGAGGCGAAGAACTCGCGCCCCGATTGCTGCTGCACAAAGGCCCACACCGTCGCCAGCTGGAACCAGTGGCCGATCTCCTCGCCGTCGTCATTCTGCGTCACCACCTTCTCGAGGATGGCAATGCGGCGATCGAGAGACCCAGCGCGCACGTTAGGCCGAGGTTCCAACGATGACGATATCGTAGCTGACGCCTGTGCCGCCCCCGCTATTGGCGATCTGGAGAAGGTCGGCAGAGCCGGCGGTCACGAGCCATCCCGCGCCTGGCGCTACGAACAGGGCGGCGCCTCCAGGCGAAACCGCAACCGTGTGGGTTGCGCCGCCGAAGGGGCCGAGAAATTGATTGGCACTCGCCCCGCCCATGACGACCTCATTGACGTTTGCCCTATCGGCGCGAAGCAGGATCGCCTTCACCTTAACGAAGGCAAGTACAACTCCAAGCGGGTCAATGAGGACGCCGGAAAGATCGAGGTCCTCGCTGGCCGAGGCCGCGATCGTGCGCTTGTCGGCGAAGATCCTGTCGGCCTGATTGGCGCCAGTTCCACTCAGAAGAGGAATGTCGGCGGCAAAGGCCAGGCTGAATTCGTTTTCGCCGAGGTCGGCCGCGCCCACAAGCTCCGCCGCGATCGCAGCGCGGATCGTCGCCTTGAGAGCCATGACGGTCTCCCTCTACGAATTGAATGAGGAATTGGTAGTTGGTTTACGAGCAGGTCGGCGAACCCAGCGGGTTCAACACGCAAGCGGTGCAGCGGCCTTGGGTGCCAGTAAAAGAAGAAGCCCGGCTAATTGGCCAGGCTCCCCCATTCCCTCAATGTTTCCCCCGAATCTCGGAGAAGCAGGCTACGCGCGAAAGTTCCCCCCAAATGTCGATGAGCAGGCTAGCCGCGCGAAAACGGCAAATCTCGGGCTTCGCAGCTCTGGGCGATAAATAAAGACAAGGGGTTGCCGAAACGTCACAGTGCCTTCCCGACGGATTAACCGCGCGGCAAAAAGTCCCAAAAATTGCCGATTTTTAATCCACTCGGCGGGCCAAGGAGTGCTATGCGTAAGGCTCTGATGGGGCTTCCCTCCCCCATCTTGGTTCCCCCCAAGGAACCCGAAGAGGCCCCGTCCCCCCGTCGGGCCTCTTCTTTTTAGCTTCTGCGTGTCGCTTCGAGCCCGTCTCGCCCTCGTCTCCAGACGTGCCACGCTTGATGGTGGCGTTCGAGCCGCGAAGGACGCTTGCTATGCTGAGATCAGCAATGGTTCAAAGTGCTGCACTTGCATAATGGCGGTAGTTCAGCAGCAGATCGGCGACACCCATCGGCAGCTCTGCCGACGCCTGCCCGATGACGACGCCTTCCCGGTTGGCGAACCAGTGGCCCACGACGAACAAAATGATCTGTTTGATCGGGTCCGGCACGTCGTCAGCGGTGCCATGACCAGCAACGACAGTGATGCGCACGGCATCGCGACGGTAGTAAGTCGAGGGCCACGCGCTTTCCGTGGCGGCGAGATCGAGCAAGGGCCCTAGGGCGTCCTCGAGCAGCTGATAGCTTGAGCCCGCCAGAGTCTGCTCAGTGTTGTCAGAGTCGGAATATTCGACCGTCACCGACTGCACGGGCCCGAACGGCAGCCTCAGGCGCCGCGCAGAGGGAAACCGGTCGAAATCAATGCGCCAGGTCTGGGTGATCAGACACCGGCCAAGCTCGCCGTTCCAGCCGTCGAGCTTTTCGGTGGCGGCTTCTATCAGGAATTCGATGCGGGCATCGCTCTCGCTGCCATCGACGTGCAGATGATCCTTGGCTTCCGCCAGGATGACCGGATATTCGCTGGGTGGGACTGTGCGCACCGGCTCAAGCATAAGTGGTCGCATTGAGTTCATCACTGCAGGACGACGTGGAAACCGCCTCGGTTTATCCGGTTCAACAGTTCTGTAGACTTCTACAGAACTGTGGAGTATCCTATATTGAATGAAGCCGAACGAACTCAGGCGCTATTTGGCCAAGAAGGGCTGCACCTTCGCGACGCACAAGGGCGGCAGCGGCCACCTCACGGTGCGGCTTGGCGATAGGATGTCGCAGCTGCCGATGCATGGCGCGCGCAAGGAGCTCGGCAAGAAGCTGGTGGCGAAGATACTGAAAGACCTGGGGTTGAAGCAATGATCATAAGCTATCGCGTTGAACTCGAGCCCGATGACGGCACGCTGCTCGTCACCTGCCCCGAGCTTCCCGAGGTCACGACCTTCGGCGAAGACGAGGACGACGCCATTGCGCATGCGCGCGAGGCAATCGAGGAGGCCATTGCCGCTCGCATTGCCGATGGGCGGGACGTTCCGAAGCCCAAGGCCACCGGGCGTCACCGCGCGGCAATCTCCTTGCAGGCCCAAGCTAAGGTCGAGCTCTACTGGGCGCTGCAGGCGGCCGGCATCACGCGCGCCGAGCTGATGCGGCGGCTTGGCTGGAAGCGCGAATCGGTCGATCGGCTATTTCGCCTCGATCACGCGACGCGGATCGAGCAATACGATGCCGCGTTTCGAGCGCTTGGACGCGAGGTCGCACTTTCGGTGCGATGATTGAACTAAGCCGTGCCTTCGGCCGGGCTGGCGTGGATCTCGGCCGCGATCACCGTGGCATCTTGCGCCACCGGCTCGGTGTCGGCGCGATAGAGCTCGGCGATCGCAAAGTCGATCGCTGAATTTTGTGTGGCGCGGCTGGTCACGGCGCGGAGATAACGCTCCCGCGGACGGCACAGGTCGACGATCGCCACCTTGCTATCGTCGCTGTCGGCGACCGTGACCTTCGATCCGGCCAAGTCCGCGGCATCGGAGAGATCCGGTTGGGCCCCTTGCTGCACCTTGATCGAGGTGGCGGCACCGGCGGTGATTGCCCCGAAGCCCACCAGGAAGCGCACGGCGTCGAAGCCAGCGGCATCGACGACGTCGCTGTTGACCTCGGTGATGCCGGCAGCCACGGTCCAGCCTGAACCGTCAGGCTTGAGACGGACAGTTTTCACTGCATTCGAGAGATTCTTCATGGGTTATTCCTTTCCCTTGGGATGGCCGTCCGCCCACGTCGCACGGCTCGTTCTGCCCGAGGCAGCACGGCCGTTTCGGCCCGCTCGGCGCGCACGGGACGGGCGAGCTCCCGCTCGATCAGGCGAATGGCGTCGGCATCAGGAAGATCGAGCGTCTCGCCGGGCTGATAGGCCCGGCGCAGCGTCGAGTAGATGGCGAGGAGTTCGACACGCATGGGATCACAACGAGCGGCTCTCGAGGCGAGCCGCCTGTCCCCTTCAGTTGGGGCTACGGATGCGTCAGGCGCTTGACCGCGTTGGCATCGAGCAGCTCGCCGTCAAGGCGGGTAAAGCCGATGAAACCGGTCTGATCATAATCGGCATAGCGCTCGATGAGCCTCCTGATCGAGAACTCGTTGACCATGCGCACGACATAGCGGTTGAAGGCACCGAAGATGACCGATCGATTGCCAGTGGCAATCGAGGCCATCGCCTGATTGACCGAATACGGGTAGTTGAGCAGGCTCGTCGGGCTGCCGGTCCGCACGTCGGCGGGTTGCCAGATATAGCGGCCCTCACCATCCTTGAGCTTGCGGATCGCCTTCAGGGTGGAATCGTTGAACATGAAGCGACAGCTCGGATCGGTGCGATAGGCTGGATCGACCGCGTGCTCGAGCTCGATCAGATCGTCGAAGGTGATGGCCGTGGCTGAAGCGGCGGTGAAACCCGCCCCTGCTGCGGTGACGATGCCGTTCGGTTTCGAGGAACCATCGCCAATTGTCGTGTGCTTGTTACCGATGCGGGCGATCCGCTCGGCCATGGCGTTGCGCACGACGGCTTCGACATCGACAGCGGCATCCTGCAATAGCTCCGAAGCGACGAGCACCACCCCGGAGGTATATTTGTAGGCCTCGAGGTTCTTGGTGCCGAAGCTGATCTCGGCCAGCGCAACTTGCGTGTTCTCGGCGATGAGCGCTCCCTCATTGGAAGTGTCGTCCATTGTCGGCCAGGGGATCGAGGCCCCGGTTGCGGTGGTGAGAAAGCGGGTGACACCGGGATCGAGCATCGGGCCCCAGGCTTTCAAGGCAACGACGAGCTCGGCCATGAAGCCTTCGGGCACGAGATATCCGCCCTGCGTGCCGACGGCCACACCTTGCGCCCGTTCCTCGGCGCGGACGAGCACACCGCGTTGCTCGGGCGAGAGGCCAGAGGAGCCATAACGAAGGTACGCCTGGAAGGCTTTACGCCGCGCCTCCTCGATTTCCTTGTCGTCTTTGCCCTTCGCGGGCGGCGTCTCATAGGACGGCCGGCGCGGATCGGGATGGTTGAGAGCGGCCTCGCGTTCCTCGAGCTTGCGCTTGCGCTCCTCGCGCTCCTCGATGGCTTTGGCCTCGACCTCGAACGCGTCGTAATCGGCCATGATCGTGTCGTACTCGGCCTCGATCTCCTTGGCACGGGTGTCATCCGTGTCGTCGGTGATCTCGTCCAATTTCGCGCGAGCGTCGGCAACGAGCTTGGCCTGCTTCTCGCGCAGCGCCTTCAGGCGGTCAGACATCTCATCCTCCATAGTGACCACGAAAAAAGCCGCCCGAAAGGGCGGCACGGTGAGGGCAGCAAAGCAGGCGAGCTTAGCGGCCGTATTCCCGAGTGAGCGGGGCGCTCCGGACCTTCAGGTCCAGGGTCTTGGCGAGCCTTACCCGCATGGACGCGGCTCGGAACTCGTTTGCCCGACGCGTCGTGTCGCGCATCGCTTCCAGCGAGCGCAGCGCGATATCGGTGCCGTCATAGGCAGGCATGGTGACGATCGACACGTCGAACAGCTTCACCTCGTGCAAGATGCGAAGCGGGAGATCGCCGCTCTCGTCCCATTCCTGATGGATAGCCTGGAAGGCAAACGACATCTTGTCGAGATCGCCACGTTCCATTTTCGGCACGATTCTGAGCACGTCTGGATCCTCCGCGACCAGGACAGATTCGATGAGAAGCCCTTGCCCATCCTCAGCCAGGTTCAGCGTGCCAGAGCGATTCCGCGCAAGCGGGAGCCCCTCATGCTCGATCAGTAGCGGCACATCGTCTTCGGCGATGGCGCGCGCAAAGGCGCCAGGCCGAATCACTTCACGAAAGAAGCCGCCGATATCGGCCTCCTGGTCGAACACGGCCGCGTGGCCGCGCACGCGTAGCGCATCGCCGTCCGCCCGGATCTCGGCGGGGAAGCCACCCCGACGTTCAATCTTCATGGTTCTTGTTCCGTCTCTTGCCCCTAAGGCGTTTCGGTCGGCAGCTCCTCGGGTGGCAATTCCGCCTGCTTCTTCTGAGCACCGAGCGGAACTGTCGCCCCCTGAACGTGGAGCTGGTCGGCATCGCCGCCCTTGCGCGGCAGGTTTTCGAGATCGCGACATTCGTCAGGGGTGCGAATGGCGTTCTGGACCGCGGTGGCATACCCGTCCATGCGGGTCTTGAAGTCTCCGCGCAGCAGCCCATCGACGTTGAATTCTATGAAGTTCCGCGACCGCGGGCCGAACAGCTTGGCGTTGAGCTCCTGCTCCCAGCACTTGAGCCACTGCGTCAGCGTGTGCTTGACCAGCATCAAATCCTGCTGCTCGGTGTTCGAGAACGTTCCGTGCGACAGGTCCTGCAGGAACACCGGGGGCAAGCCATAAATGCGGGCGACCTCGAGCAGTTGATAATTGCGCGCCTCGATCAGTTGCCCTTCTTGCGGCCTGAAGCCGACCGGCTCGAGCCGATGCCCTTGCGGCATCGGCAAGACGAGGCGCCCTTCCTCGTTCGAGATCTTGAGCAGATCCTCGATATTGGCCACCGCGCGGCGTGTGGCGCCAGGGCTGGCCGTCGCCGGCATCTGCATGGCGAGAGGCGGTACACCACCATTCTGGAAGAACTTCGAGGCGTACTCTTCGAGCGCGATCGCAAGCCCGAGCGCATTCTTGAGTGTGTGGATCGGATTGAACGAGGCGAGGTTATCGCTTGCCATCATGAATGGAACATCGATCACCTCATTGTTCTGGTAGACAACCTCTCTGGTGCCGTCCCGATATCTGTAGCGGCGCTTGCCATCGATGCGCTCGACCGTGATCTTGTGCGGCTCCAACGGCCAGAGGTTAAGCACCTTGCTGCCTGGCCTGTTGCGCTCGATGAAGGTGAACGACCGACCACCGAGCAGCGTGTTCACCATCGAGTATTTGCGCCAGGCAAACGAAGTGAGGAAGTCGTCGTTCACCCAGTCATGCAGCAGGGCATAGACGGGATCGCTATCGGCCCGCTCGCGTCCCCCCTCCGTCTTGCGATAAACGATCGCCGGCAGACTGGCGAAGGTGCCAGCGATGAAATTGACCGCGCACCACACAGCCGGAACGCCGAGGGCGCGATCGGGCGTGACCTCGATGCCGGTGGCGCTCTGCCAGGCGCCGAACAGCGCCGCCCAGGCGCTCGGATCGGAGAGCGGAACAAGCGGGTTCTCGAGCGAAACCCGCGCCTCCATGTTGGCAAGCAGGATGCGTCCGAGCGAGCGCTCAAGGCGCCGGCGGCCTGTCGTGAACGGCCACATCGCGCCTCCTCATGCCCGTCGATAGCCTGAAACCCTCGTCTTCCCATGGCGATTGCAGCCCGTCGCCCTGAGCCATCGTCCCCACGCCCATGGCCATGGCCAGCGCCACAACGCCGTCAATACGCCCGGTCGCCTTCTGCTTGGCGAATTTGCGATTGCCTTGCGCATCGGCCTCGAGCACGGCGCTCGCCGCGCACCAGCTCATCACCGGGTTACGGGCAATGCGAATCCTGCCCTCGATCACGGCATGCTCGAGCTCGTTGATGCTCTCCGGCATCCATAGCGGCGAGGCTGAAGCCCGCCGAAACCCTTGCGGGTGCTTCACGAACGGCGCGGTAATGCCGAGTTCGAGCAGTTCAGGCTCGAGGCGCTCGATTCGGTACTCATCGAAGGCCAAGGTCACCAGGCTGAAGCGTTCCATCAACTCCGCGATCTGCTGCGCAACCCAGGCATAATTCACGACCTTGCCCGGGGTGGCGATCAGGTGCCGCTGCTCGACCCAGAGCGGATAGGGGGCGCGGTCCTTGTCGGCGCGCTCAATCAGCGTGTCGGCAGGGGTCCAGAACAGGCCAAACGCGTCGAATCGGCGCTCGCCACGCGGAAACACCAGCGCCAACGCCGTCAGGTCCCGGGCCATCGACAG